AACGCTTAATGTTTCCAATGGCGGCACGGGTGCTGTTACACTTACGGGATATGTCAAGGGAACTGGTACGTCTCCTTTAACGGCCAGCTCGACCATCCCCAATACGGATATTACCGGATTGGGAACAATGTCCACCCAGAACGCCAATAGTGTGGCAATTACGGGTGGAACAGGCACGTTCAGTTCTGTTACGCTTACTTCTGGCACGGTTAGCGCGACGCCATCAAATGGAACCGATTTAGCCAATAAGGATTATGTTGACTCCGTTGCGGCTGGTTTGAATTTCCATCAGGCTTGTAACTATGCCACGGCAGCCGCTTTGCCATCTTATGTTTACAACAATGGCTCAAGCGGCGTTGGGGCAACAATCACAGCAAGCGCCAATGGCACTTTGACCATTGATGGGCATTTGCTTGTTACTGGGGATATTGGCCTTCGTATTCTTGTTAAAGATGAAACTGGCGCCAATCAACCTTATAATGGTGTATATACAGTCACAGCCCCCGGTTCTGCGGGATCGAAATTTGTTTTTACCCGCGCAACTGACTATGACAGCAGCGGTTCCGGCACTAATGAAATTGATGCTGGTGACTTTATTCTGGTTCTTTCCGGCTCAACCAATGCCAATACATCATGGGTGCAACAAACCCCGCTCCCGATTACGGTTGGCACAACAAACCTTGTCTTTACCCAGTTTGCCGCTCCTGTTTCTTATGCTGCTGGCACGGGTCTTAATCTTGTTGGAAATACGTTTAACATTTCCAATACGGCTGTAACAGCCACATCTTATGGTTCTTCTACGGCCATTCCGTCATTTACGGTTAATGGTCAGGGTCAGCTGACGGCAGCATCAACAAACGCGGTTATTGCCCCCGCAGGAACGCTAACGGGAACGACTTTGGCTTCCAATGTCGTTTCATCGTCGCTCACCAGCGTTGGAACGATCGGCACAGGCGTCTGGCAAGGCACCGCAATCGGCATCGGTTATGGTGGTACTGGCCTGACTGCAACACCAACAAGCGGTCAAATTGATATTGGTAACGGTTCAGGGTTTACGCGCACGACGCTGACCCAAGGCACGGGCATGACCATCACCAATGGTTCAGGCTCAATTACAATTACAAATGCGGGTGTTACGTCCTTTTCCGCAGGTACTACGGGTCTTACGCCTAACACGACAACAACGGGTGCTGTCACGTTGGCGGGAACGCTTGCGACAACTAACGGTGGTACTGGTCTAACGACATTTACCGCCGCAAATAACGCGATTTACAGCACATCATCATCCGCTTTAACGGCTGGAACTTTGCCCGTTGCTGCTGGCGGCACAGGCGCCACGACATTTACCGCAAACGGTATTGTTTATGGAAACACAACAAGTGCGTTACAAGTAACCGCTGCCGGAACTACGGGACAGGTTCTTGTTGGAAATACGGGATCGGCACCATCGTGGTCGGCAGCCACATCCGTTGCTGTTACATCAATATCCTTCGGCTCAACGGGTCTGACACCTTCAACAGCCACGCAAGGGGCAATCACCGTTGCGGGAACGCTTGCCGTTGCCAATGGGGGAACGGGTGCAACAACGGCCGCCGGAGCAAGGACAAATTTAGACGTAGATCAGGCAGGAACGGGCCTAGTCTACGCTGTGGCAATGGGTTAGAATTAGGCATTTAGGAGTTAAAAATGGCTCAGACATTCACAAATGCGGTGGCAAACAATGTCACCACGGTTACAACGGTTTACACCGCACCAGCGGCAACGACATCGGTCATTGTGGGCCTTATTGTGGCAAACGACGCTGGTTCAGATACGACAGTTACGGTTAGTGCGGTAAAAGGCGCAACAACGGTCAACTTACTTAATTCCGCCCCGCTGCCCTCCGCAAGCAATCTATCAGTTCTTTCCAACAATAACCGCGTTGTTCTTCTGACAGGCAACAGCATTACCGTCACAGCAGCGGCAAATGTCGATGTGATTGCTTCAATTCTTGAAATTACCTAATAATCTGGAGCCTTAAATGACCAGCGCAGCACAAAACAGTAAGCAGTTTCTTGCTCAAAAAGGGGCAGTCTCCACGCCGTCCTATGCTTTTTTGGGCAACAACACCACTGGCTGGTATCTGTCAGCTACAAATCAAATTACCGCCGCAACCAATGGCACGGCTGCATTAACCATAGATTCGTCGCAGAATGTGGGTATTGGGACAAGTTCGCCTAACTCAAAATTTGTAGTCTCCAATGGAGGCGCTGCTGGACTTGAAATTCAACCAACTGGATTTTCTTCAGCGCCTGTAATAGTCAGTTACAACAGAAGCGGCGCCACATATACACAACTAACGCTAGATGGTGCCAGCAATGTGTTTGCTATTTCTGGAACCGAACGCATGCGTATCGACTCCAGCGGCAACGTAGGCATTGGGACGAGTTCGCCTGTAACGGTGAGCGGCAGAAATTTAAATATTTATAATTCTTCTGGTGCGCAAGCCACTATTCAACTTCAAGATACCACTACCGGAAGTGCAAATTCTGATGGTTTTCAAATTCAAGTTAATGGAACAAGTTCTTACGTTTGGAATTTAGAAACTGGCCCATTAATTTTTGGAACAGCAAACACAGAACGTATGCGCATCGACTCCAGCGGCAATGTGAACATCAACACGACGGGTGTATCCGCCAAGCTGTATGTCAATGGCAACGCTGCTTCCAATATATACGCCCTGACGGACGGCGCGACGATTACGCCTGATTTCAGTTTGGGCAACAACTTCTCCGTCACCCTTGGCGGCAATCGCACCTTGGCTAACCCGTCCAACATGACAGTCGGTCAATCTGGTGTGATATATGTCACGCAGGATGGCACGGGCAGCAGAACGCTTTCCTACGGCACCTATTGGAAATTCTCTGGCGGCACAGCACCGACCCTTACAACTACAGCTTCTGCCACAGATGCGCTATTCTACGTCGTCAGAACAAGCACATCTATCACCGTCAACTCCCTATTGAATATCGGGTGATTCATGGCTGGCTTACCAGTTGAAATAAATCCTCTCTTCCTAGCCTCTTCAGGTGCCTACACCGTAGGCCGCAGCTTGCGCTTTCGCTCGTCTGCGAGCGCATATTTAAATAGGACTTTTACAACACCTACAAATAATAAAATTTGGTCTTGGAGTGGGTGGATCAAACGCGGTTCATTAGGGGTTACAAGTTATATTTTGGAAGGTTATCCGGCAACTGCTGGTAATGCCAATGACAGAACGCAATTTTATTTTACTTCTGGTGATGCGTTAGAATACAGCACGATTACTGGTGGTTCAGTAACTGAGCAACTGACAACAACTCAAGTATTCCGTGACCCATCAGCTTGGTATCATATAACTATCGTTCTTGATACTACTCAAGCAACTTCATCTAATAGATTAAAATTTTATGTTAATGGCGTTCAAATAACGACATTTTCTACCGCAACATATCCAGCATTAAACGCAAATCCATATATTAACTCCGCCAAAGTGCATTATTCAGGAGCCGCATATAATGGAAGTTTAGTAGCTGGAACTTATTTTGATGGCTATCAAGCCGAAGTAAACTTCATCGACGGTCAAGCACTCACGCCATCTTCATTCGGTGCATACGACACTAACGGCGTATGGCAACCAAAGAAATACACCGGCACATACGGCACGAATGGCTTCTATCTGCCGTTCAGCAACACAACATCCACAACTACGCTCGTCGCGGACTCGTCAGGCAACGGTAACAACTGGACACCTAACAACATCTCGCTGACTGCTGGCACGACATACGACAGCATGATTGACTCGCCTACGGTGAGTGCTAGCGCAAGTAATTATGCCGTTTTAAATCCGTTGTTACCAGTTTCTGTTACTGGATATGCAATATCAAATGCAAATATGACGTTTGCCTCTACTAACGTAACGTCTTCTGCTCCTACAATGAATTTGCCCACAACTGGTAAATGGTATTGGGAAGCAACTTTGAGTGCTGGAACAGCGGCCAATCTTGGGATTTACGATACAACGTATCAATTGGTAGCTGGATCAAATCCGGGAACTATTTCTTACGGATATGCGTATGAAAATTCTACGGGAAATAAATTAAATAATAATGTGTATACAGCATATGGTGCGACGTATACAACAAACGATATTATTGGTGTGGCTTTTGACTCTGGTGCTGGAACTCTCATTTTTTATAAAAATGGGGCATCGCAAGGAACAGCGTTTACAGGTTTAACTGGTAAAATTTATTCTGCTTTTTTTGCAGTCAGCATCTCAACTTGGAACGTAAATTTTGGCCAACGTCCTTTTGCCTATACTGCTCCATCTGGTTATGTTGCGCTGAATACATATAACTTACCAGCACCAAGCATTGCTAATGGCGCACAGTATATGGCGGCTACGACCTATACGGGTAATGGTGGTACGCTTACTGTTAATAACGGAACCAATAATACTATTAATAAAACATTTCAGCCTGATTTCATATGGATCAAATACCGCAATAGCGTATCTAACTGGGCAGTTGTTGATTCAGTAAGAGGCGTGAATAAACAAGTTTCAAGTTCCCTTACAAACGCAGAAGTAACGACAACTGATGGTATTACCGCTTTTAACTCAAATGGTTTTACTCTTGGTGCAAATACTACGGGATATGATACAAACACAAATACAGGCCCCTATATAGGTTATCAATGGCTTGCTGGCGGCGGCACAGGCGTAACTAATACTTCTGGCACCATCACATCTACCGTGTCGGCTAATCCTACGGCTGGGTTTAGTGTGGCTACATTTACGTCTCCGGGCGGTTCTGCTCAAACGATTGGGCATGGACTTGGTGTTGCACCAAATATGATAATTATGAAAAGTAGAAACAATGTTTCTGGATGGACTGTTTATCACTCGTCAGTTGGAAATACGGGTTCATTAAATCTTTCGGCAACAACAGCAACAAGCACAAGTATTGACTGGTGGAATAATACAAGCCCTACGTCTTCTGTTTGGACTATAGGCGCAAATACAAACATTTCATCTTGGACATGGGTCGCCTACTGCTTTGCCGCTGTCTCTGGCTATAGTGCATTTGGTAGTTTCAATGGTAACGGAAGCGCCGACGGTCCTTTTTCTTATGTTGGGTTCCGCCCCCGTTGGGTGATGATTAAACGCACCGATTCTACTGGAAATTGGTTTATGTTTGATACATCCCGCGATACATATAACGTAGCCATTCAAGAATTATATGCGAATTTATCAAACGCTGAAGCTGCGGGATCGACAGATTTGGATATTCTTTCTAATGGATTTAAATTGAGAGCGGCGTCTGCTGGCATCAACGCTTCAGGCGGCACATACATATATGCTGCATTTAGTGAGAATCCGTTTCAGATCAGTCGTGCGCGCTAGGGTGATATCATGGCAAAGATTAAACCTATGATTGGAATTAAATATAACCGCCTAGAAGCACTTAAAGAAGTGCGTATGGGTAATCGCGGTATGATTTATTTATTTCAATGTGATTGCGGCAATCAAAAAGAATTGTGCAGTTCTGCTGTCAGAAGCGGTCATTCAAAATCATGCGGTTGCCTGCGGTCAGAAATGACTGCCGCCAAGAATGAAACTCATGGCGCGGTTGGAACGCCAACCTATGAAACGTGGCAAGGAATGAAGGCCAGATGCCTTAATCCCAATACTACAGCATACAAAAATTATGGCGGTCGCGGCATTACTCTATGCCAAGAATGGCTATCATTTGAGCAATTTATTGCTGATATGGGTGAACGTCCTGACGGGCATACCTTGGAGCGGATTGATAATTCAAAAGGCTACAACAAGGAAAACTGCCGTTGGGCTACCTATGCTGAACAGAACAGAAACACACGGCAGAACAAGTTTTTGACCAAAAATGGCAAGACTATGTGTATGCGTGACTGGGCGAAAGAAACAGGTATCCCTTATCCCACCATTCAGGACAGGGTTCGTCGTGGATGGCTTGATGATCGCGTTTTAGAAAGGGCGGCATAATGTTTCTCCTTAACGGTAATCCCCTTCCTTTAGACACCGCTTTTACGGCGGAAGATGGTCGACAATTCCCCGCTAATTGGCTGCGTCTTTCCTCACCAGAAGAACGTGCAGAAGTCGGTATTACGGAAGTGCCTGACCCTGTTCGGCCCGATGATCGTTTCTACTGGGTAGACGGCATGAATAATGGCATCCCGAAAGACCTTGACCAACTCAAAGCGGACTGGACCAAGCAGGTTGACCAGATTGCCTACACGCTTCTCCTGCCTACAGACTGGATGATCGTTCGCAAAGCAGAAATCGGCACCGAAATTCCCGCCGCCACAACCACCTATCGCGCGGCAGTCAGGTCATCCGTCGCGGCGCACAGAACCGCTATAACCAACGCCGTAAATATAGAAGATTTTATCTCCGTTGTAACGTCTTTAAACTGGCCTGAACAGGTGTGATTATGGATATGCAGACCCTTATAAACACTCTTTTTGGCATTGTGCTTTTAGGAACCGGATGGTTTCTCAATGAATTGTGGCGGGCTTCTCAAGAATTGAATAACAAATTCCACGGTATGAAAGCTGAATTACCGAAGGAATATGTTTTAAGAACAGACTTAGATAAACGCATGGATCACATAGAACAAATGATCCAGCGCATATATGACAAACTGGACGGGAAAGCTGATAAGTAACCATCCATGCCAAGGGAGAGATGATATGGATAATGATACCACGATAGTCACATTAAGTTTTACGGTTAATGAACTTAACCTCATTCTGGCGGCACTTGGTAAGCAGCCATTTGAAATTGTTAATGGGATTGTAAATAAAATTGTAGCTGATGCACAAGGTCAGCTTCCTAAACCAGAAGAACCATCGACCGAGTAATTATGGATCCATTTACTATCCTCGCGGGTGCTACTGCCATCTATAACGGACTAAAATCGGCAGTTAGTGCTGGCGAGGACGTTGTGGATACGGCTCGTCGCGTCAGCGGGTTGATGTCTGAAGTTGCCAAAGTAGTGCAACTTGTCTCGCTTCCTCACAAGAAAAAGATGTTTCAATCGACCGCCGATTATGAAGCGGAGGCGATGAAACGATATAGCGCCAAGGCCAAGGCAAACCAGCTGGCTTTGGATGCGAAGAATCTTTTTATTTCCATGCACGGCAAAAGCGCATGGGATCATATCCAAAAGCAAGTGACTGAAATGCGTAAGGAAGCGGCGCGTCAGGCTCGTTTGGAAGCCGAAGCCGCTGAAGAGGCAAAGAAAGATGCAATCCTTGTCGGCAGCATTGTTGGCGGTTTAATACTGGCCATGGGTGCTATTGGGATAATTCTAATGGTGACGCATTGATGGCAAAACTCATTATGCTCACTTTAATGGTTTGTGTGGTTAGCCTATCCGGTTGTTCGGATCGGTATCGGTATCAATGTCAAGACCCTGCCAACTGGGATGCGGAAGAATGTAAACCGCCAAAATGCAAAGCGACAGGAACATGCGCGGAAGACCTGATAAAGACCCTAAACAAGAACCCGTGCGGCATCATAGACGGCGCAAAATAGATGAACACGGGCTTCACGCCCTCCTCCAGTTCATCATTGGCATCAGTCTATGTATAACGCTTACGGGAACGGTTTTTGCTGTGCTTTACAGTTTGATTTTTGTCGTGCAGCCCGTGGATGCACAAGCGCCGAATGACCGCGAATTTTTCAAACTGATCGCGCCGATTGCGACGTTTTTAACAGGCACATTGTCTGGTATTATGTTAGCCTCAAAAGGCCATAGAGACGGAGACGATTGATGGATATTCTCAAGACATTCGGACCTTTAATCGGGTCTGTCGCACCAACCATTGCGACCGCTCTTGGCGGACCAGTAGCGGGTATGGCGGTAAAAGCCCTGTCTAACGCTTTCTTTGGCCATGGCGATGCAAGCCAAGATGAGATTCAATCAGCTTTAGCCAATCCGACGGCAGACCAGCTTGCTGCTCTCAAGAAGATCGACGCCGACTTCAAAATCCAAATGAAGTCATTGGACATTGATCTGGAACGCATCGCGGCGGGGGATCGCGATTCAGCCCGTCAAATGCAGATGGCTACAAAAAGCTGGCTCCCAGAAGCCCTTGCGATCCTTGTCACAGCAGGGTTTTTCGGAATTATCATATATATTTTAAGGTCAGGATTGCCTGAATCAGGAAGGGAAGCTGTCCTCCTTCTTCTGGGATCGTTAGGAACCGCATGGACTTCTATTATGGCTTTTTATTTTGGCAGCAGCGCGGGTTCTCAAAAGAAAACCGAAGCCTTAACAAATGCACTTGGTAACGGGAAATGAACGGATTTAAGGGTGACGCAATCCCTCTCGGTCATTCCGATGTAGGTATAGTTGCTGAAGAGATGGGGGTGGAGGAGGCGGCTCTCAGGGCCGTCTTATCCGTTGAAACGGGTGGATCTGGGTTTGATAAATCCGGTCGCCCCAAAGCCCTTTTTGAGCGGCATTATTTCTATAAATTTTTGAGCGACGATCCGTCCAAGCTGCAATTGGCTGTCGATGCTGGACTTGCATACCCAAAGTGGGGTGAGCGCCCTTATCCCAAGGGATCTGACGCGGTCTATGCCGAGATCGAGGCGGCATATCAGATTGCTGAAGAGCCTGCCCTCAAATCAGTATCATGGGGTCTTGGCCAGATCATGGGCGCCAACTACAAAATGGTTGGTTGCATTTCTGTTGAAGAAATGGTCCAGCAGGCCATGGAATCGGAACTGAACCAGCTCAGGCAGATGGCTAAATTCATTAAATCATCCGGACTTCTGGATGAGCTACGGGATAAAAATTGGGCTGCTTTTGCCAAAGGTTACAATGGGCCGGGCTATGCCAAGAACCAATATGATGTTAAATTGGCTGAAGCCTTTGAGAAATGGACGGTTTAGGCATTATGACCACTTCCCAAACCGGAATGACTTTCAGCGAATTGCAGACCGACATCCAGAACTATCTGGAGCGTGGGGCTTCCGCTGCTGTTGACCCTATTGTTTACCAACAAATTCCCCGCCTCATCACCTTGGCCGAAAGAAGAATTTCAGCCGATCTGAAGATTGAAGGCTTCATTGTCGCTGTAACAACGACGCTCCAGACGGGTGTATCGGTTTATCCAAAGCCAGATCGGTGGAGAAAGACTATCTCGATCAATTTTGGAGCAGGGGCAGGAAATTTGAACAGAACGCCCATTTTTGCCAGAAGCTATGAGTATATTCGGAATTACTGGCCGGACGAGTCATCGACGGATACCCCCAAATTTTACGCTGATTACAACTATAATAATTGGCTGATTGGCCCGACGCCGGATGACGATTACCCGATTGAAATCCTGTATTACGAGCTTCCGGCTTTGCTCAGCGATACAAACCAGACCAACTGGCTGACCGAATACGCTCCGCAACTGATCCTTTACGGTTCGCTCTTGGAAGCATCTCCATTCCTTAAGAATGATGAACGTATTCCAGTTTGGCAGAATTTTTATGATCGCTCGATGAGCGCGATTAACAAAGAAGACATCATGCGCATAACCGACCGCGCCACCGAACGGACAGGGGCTTAATATGTCATATACCAGCGTTTTTGGTGGAGCGACGATTTATCCATCCGAACTTTCATATTTTGCTGTTACGCTAGACACTACGGATGTCGTTCTGCAATGGCCGCTCGATACCAATACAGCCAATGATGTTGCAGCCTCCATCGTTGAGGTTAACTGCACGACTTCTGGATTAAATATTTTCCTTCCTGCCGCAAATCTTGCCTCAACGGGCCAGACAATTCTTTTCAACAATGTCGGAACGCAGACATTTACGGTTGTCGATGATGGCGGGAATACCATTGCCGCTATTTCCTCTGGCCAGCTCTGGCAGGTTTACGTTGCCGATAACACTTCAGCCAATGGCACATGGCGGCAATATCAATATGGAACAGGCGTTTCATCTGCCACGGCTGGCGCCTTGGCCGGTCTTGGTATTAAGGCGATTGGAACGACTCTCAATCAATCTCAAGAAGTTGTTTCTTTCAACTCTAATTATACCGCGGGTACGGGAAACAGATCGCAGCTTTTGGTTTGGTCAGGCGGTGTCGGAACTTTAACGCTTCCACTCCCAGCAACGGTTGGCAATGATTGGTTCTTGTCATTCAGAAACCAAGGAACGGGTAACGTTACCATTGATCCATCAGGCGCAAATCTGATTGATGGCATTGCAACCAAAGACATTTCACCCACAAATTCTTGCTTCATCGTTTGCGATGGAACGCAATATTACACCATTGGCTTTGGCCAAAATGTTAACTTTGCCTTTAACTATACATCAATCTCGCTGAATCCTCCGGGAACAGGCAACTATACCCTTTCCGTCGCAGAGCAGAACAAGATTGCTTACAAATTTACAGGCGCTTTGTCTGGAAACATGAATGTCATTGTTCCTCCTACTGTTCAACAATATTGGGTGAATAATGCCACTACAAACGCCTATACATTAACGATCAAGACAGCTTCCGGAAGCGGATATGCGGTGCCTCAAGGCACACGCGCTATTCTATATTGCGATGGAACGGATGTTGTTAATGCGGCGACTGCCGGTATTGCTACACCAATTTCAATCGCTAACGGTGGCACAGGTGCAACCACAGCTGGTGGTGCATTGATTAACCTAGGCGGCGGTTCCGTCGGCATACAGGTATTTCAAGCCAGTACACAGGCACAGGCTCAAGTTGCTATGGACGTTTTATCCAGCAATGATACGGTAGCTCTTGCGGTGAGCTTGGGATAATGGCACCTCGTCCCGTACATATCCAATCAAAACCCGGTATCAAGCGAGATGGTACTGTCTTTGAAGGTGACTTTTACGTTGATGGCCAATGGGTCAGATTTCAACGTGGACTACCCCGCAAAATGTGGGGCTACCGTCAGATCATCAATACGCTTGGTGGGGCAAGCCGTGGAATGTACACCTATCCCTTTAATGGATTGCTTTACACATTCACAGGCAGCTCAAGTCTTTTTGAAGTTGTAACGATTGATAATGCCGGATTTGGCTCCGCTCCGATAAATAGAACGCCAGCCGGATATACGAGCAATAATGCCAATATGTGGAGCATTGATGCTCTATTTGATACGGCAACGAGTGCGACTGCAATCTTTGCTCATGCTGCTCCCAATCTTTTTGATATATCAAGTAGCACCAATACGACCATTTATGCTGGAGATATTACTAGCACATCTGCTTTGACGGCTCTTGCGGGTGCGCCACAAGTCTCAGGCGGTATTCTTGCTCTCCACCCGTATCTCTTGGCTTTTGG